ATGGATCTGCATGCTCTGAAATTCGAGAAGGCCAGCGACAACTGGAAGCTTTTATCCGTCGACCGAGTGACCGCAGCCGAAATCCAACCAGACGACGCTCGCATTTTTGTTGCGCGTGAATGCGACATCGATTGGGTCTCGGCTGCCGTGGAAGCCTCGCTGAACAAGGAGGGCGGCCGATGAGCAAGGCTGAAACACGTCCTGTTCGCGGATACGGCTTGATGCTTTACAGCGACGGCAATCGAGAAGTCTGCGGGTTCCTCGACGGCTCTCCGGTTCTTGTTCCTGCCCGCGTCGAACGTGATGGGAGTAGGCGCCGCTTTCGCTTCTCCGAGGGCGCCCATCTGCTTCGCAATCTGGGCGATGTTTTCTGCCCAGACGTGGCAATTGCAGGCTTCGTTCGCGAGGCGATCAACGAGAAGCTCGAACGTGACCGCGAAGCTGCGAACGCTTTCCGCATCACTGGCACAAAGGTTTCGAGGCGTAATCGATATCTCTTCGTGCGTGTCGACGTGTTCATTCTTAAGACAGGTGAATCCAACGACTTCACCTTCGTCCTTGAGGCGCCCAGCCTTGAAGTGCAGGAGGACGGCCAGCGCGAGTTCGGCGAATTGGTGGAGGCGGTCGGACTGACAGAAGTTGAAGACAGCGACGAACTCCTAGGCCGAACGGCGACGTTTGAGCGTTATGGCGACGTCGTCACCTTCAAGAGCTGGGTCGCCTGAAATGCAGGTGCTCAACCTCAAACCCGCTGCCAATTCGGGCGGCGGGGCGATGAAGCTCATCGCGCAGTTCGATCTCGTGCTCTCGGATGATGTTCGTGTCTACGGCCTGAAACTCATGCAAACGCCAAGTGGCCAGCACATCGTGTCCGCGCCGAATGGCAACGGAGGCAGACGCCTCGCCACATTCTCGCCGACGCTGGCGACAGCGATCACCCAAGCCGCAATTTGCGAAATCAAGGGGCATGATACCGCCGATGGCACCACTTCCAAAAACTGAACCGACTACCACCCCGTCTTTCGATGAGCCGGCGATCCGCGAGCACGTCGAGATGCTGCACCGCTTGGCTCACGGAATGAATGGCAAGTTCGTGGTTTCGACCTTCTTCGCCAATCCGACAGGCGAAGATAAGGCCGGAGGCATCATCAGCCACCACCCCGTCAGTGACGTGGAAGGCATGGTAGACGCCATCATGGCGCACGCTTCTACACCCAATGCCAACTGCTACGTATGCCCGAACCTGATGCGGACGTCGCTCGAGCGCGGCAAAAAGGGCGCAGAGGCGGACGTCCTTGCTGTGTTGGCACTGGTTGCCGACCTTGACGATGATACCGGCCGATCAGGTACCATGCCGATCGAGCCCAGCTACGTCGTTGAGAGCTCGCCCGGCAATTACCAGTGCTTTCTGCTGTTGGATCGACCACTGACGTCCGACGAGGCGAAGCCGCTTGCGAAGGCCCTGAAACACGCTGCCAATGCAGATCACTGCACCGTCGACCTGTCGCACGTCTGGCGGGTGCCTGGTGGCTTGAATTGGCCAAACGCGAAGAAGCTCGCACGCGGTCGTCCGCCTGAACCGGCCGCGGTCGCAATCGCCGAGGCGTGGGATGGTTCGCTAATTGACGTTGATGAACTTCGGACCACGCTGGCCCCCTGGTCCGGCAAGGAAAGCGGTTCTGGACAGTTGGTGACACTCGGTGAGTTGCCGTCGGTCAGTGACATCGAGATCTCCGAAACAGCGGCTGCGATGCTTGCAGCCGACGACGTTGGCGACAGGAGCGAGCACGCCGCGCGCATCGTCGAACAGTTGGCGTTCGATGGCTTGACCGCTGAGCAAGCTTGTTCGGCCTTCTTGGCGGCCCCCGGTAACTGGTTCCGGCGTTACGACACCAAGGATCCGGTCAAGGACTTTGAACGTATGTGGCCGAAATTCGGAGCTCCGCATGCCGAGGAGCGCGAAGCGGCAAGTCGGGTTTCTTCTAGCCTGATGGCTAAGTTCGCCACAAAGAACCAGTTTCCCGCGGCTGCCAACGACAACGTGCCGGCTGCTGTGGAATCTCCGCGTCCTGTTGATCCATGGGCACAGCGGAAGCACCCTTCGTTACCGACCGGCCTGCTACCGAAGATCATCGAGGAGTACGCCGCTTCGCAGGCGGAGATTATGGGGGTAGACGCTGGCGGGATCGCTGCTGCTGCCTTGGCGGTTTGTGCGGCGGCTATTCCGGACACGATCACCCTGCGCGTCAAGCGACACGACGATTGGGAGGAATCTGCGCGACTATGGGTGGCGTTGATCGGCAATCCGAGTGCTAAGAAGTCTCCCATCATCAGCGCTGCGACAAGGCCGCTGCGAGCAATCGACGACGACATGGTGCGCAAGTACCTCGATGAAAAGAGGGCGTACGACGCGCTCGACAAGGCCGGCAAGAGCGATAAGTCGGCACCAAGGCAGATACGCGTCCGCATAGAGGATGTGACCGTGGAGGCGGCGCAGGAGGTTTTGCGGGATAGCCGCAACGGCGTGCTTTTGATCCGCGACGAGCTGTCAGGCTGGTTTGGCTCGATGGAGAAGTATGGATCTAGCAAGGGCGCGGCTGCAGATCGGAGCTTCTGGCTGCAAGCGTTCAACGGCGGAAGTTATAGCGTCAATCGTGTCGGGCGGGGCGTCGTTGCTATCGACAATCTTTCGGTATCCATGCTGGGAGGCATTCAGCCCGAACCTATTAGGCGCATTGCTGCGGATGCGGCTGACGATGGCTTATTGCAGCGACTTTTCCCGATTTGTCTCGGTCAGTCTTCCGTCGGGCTCGACGTCCCGCCGTCAGCAGCTGTTGGGCAATATTCTGGTCTCGTGCGTCGGCTTCATGAGCTGCAGCGCCCGTTTCAGGGGTCGCAAAAGGAAGTGCCGTTGAAGTTCGACGGTGCGGCCCAAGACCTTCGCCAGGAACTATCAGAGCGTCATCACGAGATGCAGGGATCTTGGGAAATTCTCAATAAGAAACTTGCTGCGCACATTGGCAAGTTTGACGGCCTGTTCGCCCGTCTCTGTGTTGTGTTCCACTGTATAGAATCGTCGTCGCCGCGTCCGTCGTCCGTCATCACACATGACACCGCAAAACGTGCCGCTGACTTTTTACACGATTTCTTGTTTCCGCATTCGCTCGCCTTCTACCAGAACGTTCTCGGCTTGTCGGATCGCCACGACGCCGTGTTGGCAACGGCAGGATGGATTCTCGCCCATCAGCCCCAGAAGATTACCGTACGCGACGTGCGCCGCGGCGATCGCACAATGCGGGAAATGGACGTTGACCAGGCCGAGGAGGTGCTTCGCAAACTTGACGCTATGTCATGGGTCGAGCCCTTGCAGTCCCTACGTCGAGACTCGGTGACGTACGCTGTTAATCCGGCAGTGTTTGAGGACTTCGCGCAGCGAGCCGAAAAGGAGAAGGCTCGGCGGGAGCGGGTGCGGGACCTGATCGCGTCTTCATAGCGCGCCAGTGGCACCAAGTGTCCCTTGCGCGCGCAGCAACACGACAGAAATCAATCTCTTTTTCATATCCCACCGCCCTGTTGGTACCGCGCGTACACAAGGGCCAGTTGGGGACACTTTAAAACTCGGAAGGAGGAACAACTTGCGTTTCCCATCAGCAGCAGAATCAATCCAGGGAGCGAACTCGTGAACGTCGCTTCCTTCTTAATGCGGAACCCGCGCCAAAAACGCGAGGATCTCGGCGACTACGTTCTCCGCGTAGTTCTTGAATCTCTTCAGCAGAAAGACGCGAGGGTCAGGGCAGAGTTGGTCGATGAGGCTCTATCGTTCTATCGGGGACGGATCGTCGATAGCGTGGAGGAGGCCGCCGAAGAGAGAGCTGGCTCTGAAAAGCGCAGATTGGAAGCGCAACTGGCTGAGCTGAAGGCCAAACATCAGACGCTCGGAGCCACGCATCAGCGCCTCGTTACTTCCTATCCCATGTCAGTGCCCGTGCGTGAGGCAGAGGAGGCCAGGCTGGGTGCCTACCGGTTGGCTCGGGAGAGGGCGGCCCTTCTGGCGGAATATCCACCAGGCACACCAACCATGATGTCTGAGGACATCCGCGAGAAAGTCAAAGATCCAAAACCCAAGTGGGCAAAGTCATGAGCGTCAGCCAGAATAAAGGAGATTGCGACTTGAACAAAGCAGCACAAAAGCCGGTGATTCACCGAGACCTGTCGAAATTATCCGAGCTCTTGGCCGCAGGTCGCCAGGTCGCCGCAAACGACAACGAACCACAGCGAAAGAAGAGGCCCTACCGCCATCGCGGCACGCTGCCAGCGCTGCGTTGGCTTTTCGACAATCATCCGGACCTCGCACCTGCGCTGGCGTCTGCGCTGCCAAAACCGGATACGAACTGGTCACCAGACGCCATCGACAACGATCAAAAGATCCGACCGACCATCGGCGAGTTGCTGAAGGCGGCCAGTGACGCATTTCGCGTCTATGTCCGAGACGGCGCTCGCCACGTCGGAGCCGGGCTGGCGATGGAGATGGACGATGACATCGAGCACATAACCTTCGGCTCGATGAAGTTCCGCGACGGCCGATTGGTCGAATGGGCGCGAACAAAAAAAGGCCACAAGCTGGGGCCGGTGGATCGCATCGCGGTCGGGGAAAGCGAAAATACGCATGGGAATCCCGAGCGCTACCTCAAGACAAAAGCGACCGCTCAATCTCCGATGCACGCTTCGTCGTTGCCACGTAACGTGTCTGACCGGCCGGTGCTGCCGCCCATGTTCGACCCGCAAGCGGGTGTCGAAGCAAACCGGGAGCTTCTCCGTAGCCTTGGTGTCGATGGATCCGTTAAGTTCGACGATCTTCCGATTACGGCGACCAAATGCGAGACAGCAGTCGCCAAAGGCGCTGCATTTTTAGGAGGAGTGTCGCGCCCTAGCGGAAATTCTTCTGCTGGCGCGCAGCCCTGGGAAGCGCCAGAGGAGGCAAAAGGCGAAGTCGTCGAGGTTATCGAAGAAGTGGCGGCCCGAGGCACGTTGAAATCGATCGGTCTGCGACTTGGCTATTCGGAGAACTACGCCGACAGGGCGGGGAAGGCGGCGCTGGTCGAGGCGGCTCGAGTGCTTGCCGCCGCAAACGACAATAAAAAATATGAGGCAAATGTGCCAAATCGTGCAGGGTTGTGAGGTATATATACAGAAGACATTGAAGGCCGCGCGAGGCGGCCTTCTTTCATTGTGGCGCCGAATTTGAGCGGACGGTTCACCTCGCTATCAATGCCGGGACTGCCACATACTCTTACGCCGCAATCCGCCGAGCCGCCTTGTCGGCGTTCTTTCGGTCGTCTCCGTATTGGTCGAGGATCGTCTGCGCGTCCTCGATTTCAATTCGGTGCTTCTTTGCAAAAGCCTTGACGTCGTTAAGAGGCGTTGCCGCCGTTGTTTTTTCGCTCAAATCAATCTCCTGGAAAAGGTCGCGCGCATTACAAGCCCATTGAGGGTGCGCTGCCGACTGGATCCATATGTGGGGATTGGATGACCGGATGTCCAGAGCACAGCGGCTCGTCAATCGTTACCCCATCTCCGCAGCGCGCCTCCTCTGGCGACGGGTGATCGTGCGCCGGGCTCCCTTAAGTGGTTGAGCCCTTCCTTGTTGTGCAAAAATACAAGGCAGCAAACGATAACTACTTGATTGAGCGTAGGAAAATCGCATGACCGCCGCTAACCCGCATCCAAGTCCCCTATAACGGGGAAGCTGTTTTACACTCAGGCCCACTTCGGTGGGCCTTTTTCTTGAGACCTATGCGTCTCCCCGGTTTCATTGCCGGGTAACTATTGCCGCAGCGCGCCTCCTCTCGCGACGTGGCAATCGTGCGGCAGGTCGAGGTCCGGAAGATAAACCGGGTGCCTCCCTGCCGCTTTTCGTTTTCACAAGCTATCGGGTGGTTGGCGCCAGCACTCCGGGTTACGACCCCGGGTTAGAAGTCGAACGAAAGTTGTCGAGGCCAGGACCTCACATGCGCACAGACGTTTTCCAGACGACCGAACCGCATGCGGACGTACGCTCGAACTTTGACCAACTTAGACGCAAACACGTTCATGTTTGTTCTCCCATCGTAGGTGGATGGAGTCCACCGCTCTAGGGCGAAATGCCCTTGCTCCGTACGAGTTCAGATGGGTTTGTTGGCGCCAACCACTGGTAGATTAATTCAAGATTCTTCGCGCTGTCTACGGGAGATTTGCAATGTGGGGTTTGGCCTTAAGCATAAAGCCCAGCGAATGGCGTTTCGGCGCGTGTGATGCCATCGAGGACGATGGCCGCATTGTTGGGCGATGGTACTGCCTCGGCCCAGTCGCGGTCACCTACGACTACAGCTAAGCCGGGCTCCCTTCGGGTCGAGGTAGCCGCTTTTGCTTTTTTATGATGCCCGCCCCTTTGGGGTTTAGTGTTCTGCCGAGCTAATTAATGGCAGCGACGATCGCTATCGGTAGTCAATCATGCAGGTTAGAGAAGTGGTCATCTCGCTTGGCTCATAACCAGAAGATCGCAGGTTCGAATCCTGCACCTGCAACCAAGACCCCATGGAGCCGCCTGTATGACACTGCGCTGTGGAAGCGGCTGCGTCGCCATCAGTTGGCGCGTGAGCCACTGTGCCGCTTCTGCCTTGTTGTTGAGGATGTGACCGAGGCAACGGTCGTCGACCACATGCGCCCTCACAAGGGCAATGTTGAGTTGTTCTACGACCCTGGCAATCTGCAGAGCCTATGCAAGCCATGTCACGACGGCTTCAAGCAACGCATCGACCGAGGCGCGAGAGTCGCGATCACAGGCGTCGATGGCTACCCCATCGAGATCGGGTAGGGGGCGTTGATCGGTCTGGGCCGATCCGGCCGCCTACCGGTGGCCTCCAAGAGCGATAGCGCTAATACAGAATTTTCTATGAGGAGCGGTCATGGCCAAGAGAAAGGCGCGCATCGATAGCGCGGCCGAAGCCGTCCGCGTGATGGCCAAGGCGACCACCGAGATCGAACCGCCGGCGAACGTGCCGCTGGATGCAGAAGACCTGCCGTTCTTCCGGAACGTGATCGCTGAATACGCGCGGTCGGAATGGTCTTCACACCAACTGGAGCTCGCAGCGATGCTGGCCAGGACGATGGCGGATCTGACGCGCGAGCAGAAGTTGCTGCGCGATGAGGGCGGCGTCGCATATTCCGAGAAGGGTACGCCGGTCGCGAACCCTCGAAAATCAATTGTGCAGATGCACGCCAGTTCGATCTTGTCGTTTCGACGGTCTCTGTCGCTTCACGCACGCGCGCAAGCGGGCGAGGCGAGGGATGTGGCCAAGCGGCGGGAAGCCGCAAAGGATATCGAAAGCGATAACCCCTTGGATGACTATTTGCTGGCGCGACCCGGTTAGCGAAGTAAATGGCCAAAAAGCAGAGGACGCGCGGCGAACGTGTTATCGCGTTCATCGAAAGATACTGCCTTGTGCCGGAGGGAACTCTGCTCGGCAAGCCGGTTAGGCTTCTGGCTTTTCAGCGCAAATTCATTCTAGATGTCTACGACAACCCGGCCGGAACCTCTCGAGCGTATCTGTCGATCGCTCGTAAGAACGGCAAGACGGGTCTGATTGCCTGCCTTCTGCTTGCCCACATTGTTGGGCCGGAAGCATACCAGAACGGCCGAATCGTTTCTGGCGCTCGATCGCGAAAACAGGCCGCTGAGGTCTTCAACTACGCCTCCAAGATGATCATGATGTCGCCAGAGCTGACTAAGCTCGCCCGCATCGTGCCGTCTAGCAAGATGATTGTCGGCCTGGCGAAGAACGTCGAATATCAGGCAAGCTCGGCTGAAGCCAAGAGCGCCCACGGCGGCTCGCCCATCCTTGCCATCCTCGACGAGGTCGGCCAGATCAAGGGTCCGACCGACGATTTCGTCGAAGCTATCGAAACGTCGCAGGGTGCCTATGAAGGCAAGGCGATGTTGTTCGCCATCTCGACGCAGGCCGCGACAGACAACGACCTTTTTAGCCGGTGGATCGACGACGCTGAAACGTCGAAGGATCCTCGCATTGTTTCGCACATCTATACCGCGCCAGCGGATTGCGAACTAGACGACCGTGAGGCGTGGGCTGCAGCCAACCCGGCGCTGGGTGTCTTTCGCTCCATCAAGGACGTTGAAGACTTCTCACTGCTGGCCAGCCGCATGCCGACGAAGGAAGCCAGTTTCCGCTGGCTGTTCCTGAATCAGCGCATCGACGCGTCTGCGCCGTTTGTCTCCCCAGCCGTCTGGCGCGCGTGCGACGGCCCTGTCGACGATTTCGATGGCTTGCCCGTCTTCGGCGGGCTCGACCTATCGGAAGTCTCCGACTTAACGTCATTGGTGCTGATGGCGCCAAAGGAAACCGACACCGGCACGATCTGGCATGTAAAGCCGACGTTCTGGCTGCCTGGCGATGCATTGCGCGAGAAGGCCAAGGCCGACCGGGTTCCTTATGACATTTGGCATAGCCAAGAGCTGAACGGGCAGAAACTGCTCGAGACGACACCAGGCCCGACGGTCGATTACGAGTTCGTCGCACATCATCTCCATGGCCTGTTCGATCGGATGGATATTCGCAAGATTGCGTTTGACCGCTGGAACTGGCGCCACCTTAAGCCCTGGCTGCAGAAGGCTGGCTTCACCGAAGACCAGTTGGACGGCGAACAGGCGGTGTTTGAGCCGTTCGGCCAGGGATTTGCTTCTATGTCCCCCGCATTGCGGGATCTGGAAAGCCTGATCTTGAACAAGAAGATTGCTCACGGCGGCCATCCACTTCTGACCATGTGCATGATGAATGCAACTGTAAAGCCGGATCCATCCGGCAACCGGAAGCTCGACAAGCAAAAATCTCGGGGCCGTATCGACGGCGCCGTAGCGCTCGCTCAAGCAGCGGCGATGGCCGGCACCTATGAGGGTGCGGCCGCGTCGAACAGTCCATGGGACGACCCATCCTTTAGCGTCACAAAGGCGGCATAATGGCTATAAAAAATTGGTTTGCCCGCCGAAATGCGGACAACGCGCTGGAAACTCGCGCAAGCATCGAGAATCCCACGGTGCCGGTGAGTGCAGAAAACTTCCTGACCTTCTTCGGTGTTCAGACGGCAAACTTGCCGGCAGTAACCATCGATCGAGCTCTGACGGTGCCGGCGGTCCTGGCCGCTGTGGCGTTCATGTCCCGCACGTTGGCCGCGCTTCCACGGCACGCCTACAGGGACACGAAGACGGGGGCAAAGCGGGTTTCGGGCAGGCTGGAAACGGTGGTCAACAAGGCCCCGAATGAGGCCATGGGCTCTTTCGCATTCTGGCAATGGTTCTGGCAGCAGGTATTCACCGGCGGCCGAGGCCTTGCCTACATCGAACGGACACCTCAGGGCATTGACTCGCTGTGGCCCATGGATCCGTCGAAGACCGTCATCAAGCGCAGCGGCATGCGTGTCGTCTATCAGTTTGGCGCCAGGGATTATGATGCAGCCGACGTGATCGACGTCCCGTTCATGTTGCATTCGGACGGACTGAAGCACTACGGTCCAATCAACCAGGCTGCGAAAGCAATTCAGCTTGCGATCGCGATGAATGACTACGGTTCCAACTTCTTTGCCGGTGGCGGTGTTCCGCCGCTATCGCTTGAAGGACCGCTGCCGGCTGGCGCCGAAGCAATGAGGCGTGCACAAGCCGACATCAAACGCTCGGTTGATGCCGCCAAGAACGCCAACGAGCCAGTGTTCCCAATTCCGGCCGGCTACAAGCTGTCTCCGGTTGGTCTTGACCCGGCCAAGGGTCAGATGATCGAGGCGCGCCGATTCCAAGTGGAAGAGATTGCCAGGAGCTGGCAACTGCCGCCTGTGTTCCTGCAGGATCTGACGCGCGCGACGTTCACTAACGCCGAGCAGCAGGATCTGCATCTGGTCAAGCATCTGATCGGCCAGTGGGCGAAGGCGCTCGAAGATGAAATGAACCTGAAGTTCTTTGGTCGCGATTCCAACGGACGCTGGATTGAGCATGCGCTCGACGGAATCTTACGCGGCGACTTCGTCTCGAGGATGAACGGCTACGGTGTTGCTATCCAGAACGCCATTCGAACGCCTGACGAGATCCGGGCGCTGGAAAATCTTCCGGCAATGGGCGGCGAGGCCGACAAGCTGCATATCCAAGGGGCCACAGTGCCTCTTGGCTCGCAGAATGTCTCGCAGGTAGCGCCGACGCCAGCCAATGACAACAACAACGATGAGGCGGAAGCCGCATGAGTGACTTCGAAAAACGCGGCGGGCTTCACGGCGTTGAGGCTCGCGCTACCGACGAGAAGCGGACGCTCGTGGGCTACGCTGCAATCTTTAATAGCGACACGACAATATCCGACTATTTCGTCGAGCGCATCGCGCCTGGCGCATTTGCCGAAACCATCACCGGGGATATTCGCGCGCTAGTCGACCACGACACCGGCAAGGTGATCGGTAGGACACGTAGCCGGACGCTGCGCTTGTCCGAAGACACCAGGGGGCTGCGCGTCGAGATCGACATTCCGAACAACACTGTCGGAAACGACCTTTGGGTCTCGGTCGAGCGAGGTGACATCAGCGGCATGTCGTTTGGCTTCCGCGTCACCAAGCAGGAATGGGACGAAAGCGGCGATATGCCGGTGCGTACCATCCGCGGGATTGAGCTTTTCGAAGTCAGTGCCGTTGCCTTCCCGGCCTATGACGACACCACTCTAGCGAAGCGCTCCCTAGAGGCGGCACGCACGGACGCCGGCGGCTTGCGAAATGCAGCCGCAGCCGCAAGGCGAGTTGCCGAAAAGCGCGCATCCACGGAACAGAGAATTCGGGGCATCTGGCACGCCTCGTAGTCACCCGGCGTTGCCGGAGGGCAAGGGCGACCAGTCCTGCCATTCCTCACCACCATCCAAAACAGCACAGGCTCGCTTCGGCGGGCCTTTTTATTGAGGTAGACCCATGTCCCTGAAAGATCTGCAGGAAAAGCGCGGCCGTCTTGTGGCGCAGGCCCGCGAAGCCCTGAACGAAATCACTGCAAACACCGACGAAGCTCGCTCCGCCGAACTCGACGCACGCCACGACACGATCATGGTTGACTTCGACAAGGTTGAAAAGTTGATCGAGCGCGAGCAGAAGCTGGCCGCCATCGAAAAGCGTTTCGAAGATCGCGCCGCTGAAGAGCGCGCCAAGAAGCGCCCTGTCTCCGACGGCGAAGCCCGCGGCCAGGAAGACGGCGACAAGACCGAATATCGCGACGTCTTCTACAAGTTCATCGCCAGCGGCGCCGAGCTAGGCGACCTTTCCTCGGAAGAGCGCGCAGTTCTGAAGGCTGGCGTCCAGTCGACCAAGGAATTCCGCACCCAGACCACTGGGACGGCATCCGCTGGCGGCTATACGGTTCCAGTCGAGCTCGCGAACATCATCATTCAGTCCATGAAGGATTGGGGTCCGATGTATGACGCCGACGTCGCGACGGTCATTACGACCTCAAGCGGTAACGTCATCAACCTCCCGACCGTTGATGATACGTCCAAGACCGGCGCGAAGCACACCGAAGGCGCCGCAATCGCTGATGATGGATCGCAGGATGCCGTCTTTGGCAACAAGGAATTGTCGGCCTACGTCTATGACACCGAGTTCGTGAAGTTCTCGATGGAGCTGGCCGCCGACAGCATCTTCAACATGGAGTCGCTGCTCGGTAGCCTGCTCGGTGAACGCCTGGGCCGCATCGCCAACCGCGAACTGACAATCGGCGATGGCACCGGCGACCCGAACGGTGTTGCCACGGCATCTTCGCTTGGTAAGACCGCGGCGGCCACCGCTGCCATCACCAGCGACGAAATCATCGACCTTCTGCACTCGGTCAACGCGGCCTACCGCCGTTCTCCGAAGGCGAGGTTCATGTTCGCCGACGCGACGCTCGCTGCCATCAGGAAATTGCGTGATGGCGACGGAAACTATCTGTGGTCGATGGGCGACGTCCAGAAGAGCGAGCCTGGCACGCTGCTCGGCTACCGCTACTCGATCAACGATGACATGGACGCGCTCGCTGCGGCCAAGAAGGTCATGTTGTTCGGCGACTTCTCCAAGTACTTCGTCCGCAAGGTCGGATCGCCGGTTATCGGCGTCATGCGGGAGCGCTTCTGGCCTGATCTCGGGATTGCCGGCCTTATCCGCTTCGATGGAGAGCTCGGAGACACTGCGGCGATCAAACACCTGATCACTGCTGCTTCGTAATCCTTGGGTGGCGGGCTTCGGCCCGCCTCCTTCCCAGGAGTGAACATGAAGATCAAAATGTTGGTCGGGCTTGCCGGCAACGAATATTCGCTCGCGCCTGGCGACGAGCGCGATTTCCCAGATGGCGAAGCAAATCGCCTGATCGTGGCCGGCTACGCCGTGCCCGCAGTCGCCGAGAAGGCTGAGCGTGCTGTTGTGCAGCCAGTTACGGAGCGGCGGACCAAGAAGGGCAAGGCTGATGTGGTATCCAGCGAAGGTGACAACTCAGCCGACGGCTGAGCCTATCAGCGAGGCGGAAGCCAAGCGCCGTCTGCACATCACGTTTGAGGATGACGACGACGACATCACGCTGATGATTGCCAGCGTTCGAGACCACGCCGAAAAGTACTGCAACGTTCGCTTCGCCAACCAGACGGTCGAGATGAAGTGCGACGGCTTCTGCGACTTCGCTCGGCTGCCAGAGGCGCCGGTCTCCACGGTGAGTTCGATCAAATACATGGACACAGCGGGAGCCGAGCAGACGCTGGCCGACACGGTCTACGAGCTTCGCAATGACGAGCTCGAGGTCGCGATCGTCACGAAGTATGGCCAGCAGTGGCCGGCTATCCAGCCAGGATCTCGCATCACCGTCACTGCAGTCGTTGGCTACGCTGACGCTCCTGCCGCGGTGAAGCAGGCGATGCTGCTCTTTATCGGCGATGCCTACGAAAACCGCGAGAACGCGGAGCTCGACGACTGGACCGCGTTTGACGCGCTTCTTTGCAACTACAGACGCGGCGCCTAAGCCGCAGGGGATTCGATCATGGCAGACCTAGTTCTAACGGCTTCGGCGATCATCGCCGGAAGCAACGCAACGCGCGACATCGGCACGGCCGGCGAAACTATCGTGGCCGGCAAGGCCATTTACCTCGACGCCGCCACTAGCAAGTGGATGCTGTCGGACAACAACGGCACTGGCACTCGCCAGGTGCACGGCATCGCTCTTAACGGCGCCTCGCTGAACCAGCCTGTTTCGATGATCAAGTCGGGCGACCTCACGGTTGGCTCCGTTCTGACCGCCGGCACTGACTACTGGCTGTCGGCGACGGCAGGCGGCGTTTGCCCCCGCGCAGATCTCGCCACCGGCATGGACACGATTCAGATCGGCGTTGCGAAAAGCGCGACCGTGCTGACCGTCGCAATTCAGGATCCGGGTGTGACGCTCTGATGGTTTGGGTGAAGTACACGGCCAACCATAATTGGGAACAGCCGGGTTTTACGATCGCCTACAGGGCGGGCATGCACTTGAATGTCACGCGCGCTTGCGCTGATGAAGCTGTCGAGCGCGGTGTCGCAGTGAGAACGGCGGCGCCGAAGCAGACGCGGGAGAGCGCGGATGGCAAAAAAGCCCACTAGCGGCCGGATGCGCGAGAAACTGCACCTGCAGAAACGCGCGATGGTCGACGACGGCTACGGAAACGAGGTCGCTGGCGACTTCGCCACAGTCTTCACCGCGCCGGCCGAGCTTGTGCCAATGCGGGGCGGCGAGGGCGTGCAGGCGGCCAGGCTAACCGGCACGCAGCCATACATCGTCCGCATTCGCTCTTGCGCTGCCAGCCGTGAAGTCACGACCGATTGGCAGGCTGTCGACGCTCGAAACGCCAAGCGGGTTTTGAACATCCGCACAGTGACCAATCCAGACCAGAAGAACGGCTGGCTTGAGTTGCTGGTCGACGATGGGGTTGCGACCTGATGGCGCTGAAGACCAAAATTTTGGGGCGAGAGGCACTGTCCAAGCGGCTGAATGAGATTGCGCCATCGATCGAGAAGTACGCGGCTCCGGTGAAGATGGAGCTCGCCGAAGAAGCGGCCGACAAGATCGCAGCGCGAGCTCCAACCGGCGCGACACTCGATTACATGCACAGTATCGAGGCCGGCCGTCTTGCCGACCACCCAGACAAGAAGCCAGTCGGCATCAATCCTTCGAAGGATCCGACGGCGACGGGCGTTTTCGCTCCGTTTATCTGGAGGTTTTTGGAATTCGGCACTGCTCCGCACAACACCGCAGCGGGCGGCGGAACGGCTCTAGGGCAGGCGACGCATTCTGAAGGCGGCGGCACGCAGCACCCCGGCACAGCCGCTCAACCGCATATCTTTCCGACATGGAGAGAAATGAAGGCGCGAGCCAAGCGGAAAATTCAGGCCGCCGTCAACAAGGGCGTCAAAGAAGCCATGGGTAAGTAGCCCAGGATAGGATTTCAAATGGCGAGCGCAGAGCTTGAATTACAGGGCGCGATCGTCACGCGACTAAAGGCCGACGCCGCCCTGACGGCCCTTGTCAACGGTGTTTACGACCAGCCGCCGGGGACCGCATGGGCAACGCCGAAAGAGGGCTACGTCACGATCGGCGAGGCGCAGTTCATTCGGGACGATGCCACGTGCATCAACGGCGGCGACGTTTATCTGACGCTGCACGCTTGGTCGCGGAAGGTCGGATTTCCAGAATGCAAGAAGATCGCCGATGCTGTCGTCGAATCCCTGCACCTTGCCCCGATGAACCTGACGACCTGGCGGCTCGTTTCCATCATGCATCGCCAGACGCGAGTGTTTCGTGATTCTGACGGGCTCACTAGTCACGGCGTGATTGATTTCGTGGCGAACGTCGAGCGCATAGCGGCCTAGCGCCGCTCACCACCACCAAAACCACCACAATAGACGTCCGGCGGCTGCCGGCGAAGGAGACCACATGGCAGACGGCCAGCAGCTTGGAAGACTGTTGCTCATTAAGGTAGGCGACGGCGGTTCGCCGGAAACCTTCAACAACCTTTGCGGCATCAAAACTCGCAGTTTCAACCTTTCCGCCAATGAAATCGATACGACCATCCCGTCGTGCACGAATCCCGGCGGCCCGGTTCAGAAAACCAGCCGCCCCGGCATTTCGAACCGTACATTCACCGGCTCCGGCAATTTCGTGAAGAGCGCCGTTTCGACCGCGTTCCTGGCGCACGTTCGCGCAAGCGAGGCATTCAATGCGCAGGTCGTCGTTCCCGGCGATGGCACCTATGAGGGCTCGTGGATGGTGACGGACTTTTCGTTCGATGGCGACGTCGAGCCGAACTTGGAATTCAGCGCAACCTTCGTTGCCGCTGACGTCCTGACGTTCACGGCCGAGGTCTAATCCATGAAAAAAGAGGAGAAGACTGTGCAGGCAACTGCAGTGAAAAAGCCGTTTCCGCTTGAGGTAAACGGCGCCCGCGGAGAAGCCGAGCTTTGGGTCGGCGACGTCCCGCTGGTTGTCGCGGCGAGCATGGCTGGCCTTGCGGCTGTTTCCACCCGACTGGAGTGCAAGTCGTTTCAGGAGCTTTTCGTGCGCCTGTCCGATGTCGAGGTTGCCGCCACGTTTGCTGCGATCGAGCTTCTGACGGTTCGCGGAGATAAGCTGGCAGCCATCAAGGCGCTGAAGCTGAAGCACCTTGCAGGCTGCAAGGCTGCGTTCCTGACTGTTCTCGGCCATCACTTCGATGGTGACGAGGGAAACGAGGAAGCCGTCGACGAGGCGGCCAAATAGAACAAGAAGCGCCATTTCCATGGCGTGACTGGCTTAGGCTAGCGCTTGGCGGCCTTGGTTGGCGTCCCACTGAATTCTGGGGCGCCACCATGACCGAGTTCTTTGAGGCTATCCACGGACGCAACGAGGCCAATGGCATCGACGACGGCCCGAAGGCACCTTCGAAGAGCGAAATGGATGCGCTGCTGGAAAAGTATGGGTGAGACCGATGAGCGAACTAGACGGCGCCCCAATCGTGGGGCGCGCTGAATTTCAGCGCCTTCTGGCTACCCATGGAGTCGCTGAAGCGGAAGAGATACCGATGCCACCTTTAAAGACATCGCAAGGATGGCAGCTTCGGTCCCGGGCCGGCCGCAGTTTCGTTCGCGGTGACGGCGGTCGCGTCGTGGCGGTTCTTAATCGTAGCCTGGCATAGGCGTGTTGACCGTCATTCTGCACGGACTACCGCCGAAAACGGCCACGCCCACAGTCTGACCAGTGTTCAACGTAAGTGGCAATCGGTCGTCTTGCGGATGGGGAAGTAGTGCCTTCTCGGGAAGGTCGTGCAGAAGGCCTGTGGTCTTTTGCACGTTCGAGTTCCCCTCGCGCCTGATCTCATATTTCACCGGATATTCCGATCCGTTGATGACAATCGACCCGTCGCCCGACCACGTGTGAACTACCGCTTTCACCTGAAACAAATCTCCATACCAAGAAGCCCGCCACCACGCGGGCTTCTTCTATTCTAGGATATGCGCCTGATGGTTGAAAAGACCGACGATCTTGTAATTTCCATCAGCACCGACCTTGCTACCGTCAAGCGAAGCCTGAAGCGGCTCGAGCAAGACATCTCGTCGACCACAGGCAAGGTCCAGAAACAATTCGATTCGCTCGGCAAGGGCATAGACACCTCGATGACGTCGGCCATGCAGGCCCGCGTCGATAAGATGGTCGGGATCGGGACCAAGGGCGCAAAGGAGTGGAGTGGCGCGCTTGCGGACCAAGGCAAGGAACTAGAGCGACTGCGCTCCAAGTACAGCCCGTTGTTCGCGACGATCAACAATTACAAGTCGGCCGTCTCTGACATTCGCCGCGCGCATGCGGTAGGCGCCATCTCTGCAAACGAGATGACGGCAGCCATCCAGCGCGAGCGGCAAGCGGCTCTAGCGTCGACTGCAGCGATCAAGAAGCGCAACGCTGCTCTGACGGATGCGCCGGCTGGCAGGGGTTCCTTCAATACGTCGAACCTCGCCGCACAGGGGTTCGACGTGGCAACCACTGCGGCGTTCATGCCGTGGTATACTGTCGCTCTTCAGCAGGGTCCACAGGTATCGCAAGTCTTTAACGACATCAGGGCGAAGGGCGAGAAGATCGGGCCGGCTGTCGCTGGCGCGTTTACGCAGATTCTCAACCCCATATCATTGGCAACAATCGCCGTGATTGGAGCCACTGCTGCTGCGGTCCAATATTTCTCCACGATGGAATGGGGCGGCGGCAAATCAGAGGAGACTCTGAAGAAGGAAGCCGAACTCGTTCAGGCGGTCGTCAATAAGTGGGGTGAGGCGCTTCCCGCCCTAAAAGCATACAACGACGAGCGCCAGAAGGCCGCAGACGCCAAGGAATCGAAAGAGGCGGCGGCCATTGCCGCAGACGAGCAGTGGACCGAGCTCCGCAATGCCCTCGGCGACGTCAACACAGAAATCGCTGACATTGTGTCTCGCCTGTCGCAGATGGGTGAAGACACGGACAAGGTCACAAGCCTTCAGCGCGCATTCAACGAGCTGACTACCGGCATTGAAGACGGCACGGCAAGCTCTGACCTGGCTAATAAGGTTCAGGAAGAGTTGGCGGCTGTCATCAAGGACAACGCCACTCCGGAACTGCAGAAGTACCTCGAGATATTCGAGAAGTTGTCGCCGTCGATCGACAAGGCAGCAACAAGCGCTTCGAAATTCAAGACCGAGGCGGCCGTTCTCGCCGACCTCATCAAGCAACTTGGCCCGCTCGGCCAGTTGTCGCCTATTCTAAGTGGCGACGGCAAGTTCCTAGTCGACCAGAACGATATCCAAGACTACCGCGCTCGGCAGGCGGCGAACGAAAACCCGACCATTGTCAACGGCGACGGTCGCACGGTCTCCGTTCCAACTCCAGGCGCTAAGCCGATCCAGTTGGGTGAAGAGCCCAACAAAAAGACCGAGACTGCCGCCACCCGCGCAGCGAACGCCTACCGTGATCTTATCAAGAGCGCGGACGACCGCATCGCGCAACTTCGGCTGGAATCGGAACTGACGGGCGAGTACGGCGTCGCAACCGACGCTGCACGCTTTCGGCTGGAACTGCTGCAGCAGGCCGAAGACAAGGGCCGTTCACTCAGTGAAGCGCAGCGCGCGCAGATTGAGCAGAAGGTTGCCGCCTACGAGAAATACTCTCAGGCGCTGTCGGAAGCCAAGCTACAGCAGGATCTGCTCGACGACGCGGTCTTTGCCGGCATGTCGAAGCAGGAGCAGGCCGTTAAGCTTAGGCTGCGGTCCTACGGCCTGTCGGAAGACATGGGCGGCGAGAATGCCGGCTCCATCCGCGACCAGTTCCAGCGTGAAGAGTTGTCGGACCTGACGCAGTCGTTCCTGTCAGAGTTTACAACGGGCGTCGTCTCAGGCGGCAAGAGCATCGGCGAGTCCTTCGCTGATGCGATCAAGAACGCCGCAGCGAATGCCATGCAGGATTCGCTGGATAGCCTGTTCACGCAGATCGGTAACGCTTTCGCGTCGGCTGTGTTTGGGTCTAAGGGTGGCGGTGCAGCCAGTTCGGCGCTATCTGCATTCCCAGCCGCACCATCGTCGCTTGCTTCCGCGTTCTCGGCGCCGATTGGTGCGGTAACGCGTGGATCACTGCCAGCAGCCGGAACGTCAAAGACTGGCATCGGCCTGTCAACGATCAGCACGGCAGGCGGCCTGACGGCGGATGTGAACGCCAAGTTCGCGTCGCAGTTTCAGTCGCTCGTCAACGACCTCGAGTCCACCGGCTACCAGATTAAGTCGATCGGCGGCTACAATCACCGCAACATCGCCGGCACGAACAAGCTTTCTAACCACGCCTATGGCAATGCGATCGACATCAACCCTCAAGCCAATCCGATGGGTCGGAACCTTGTCACCGACATGCCGACGGGCGTCAGCGCTATCGCTGCGCGCAACGGCTTCAATTGGGGCGGCGACTGGAAGTCCAAAAAAGACGCTATGCATTTCGAGATCTCGCAGGCCAAGTCGGCCGGCGAGGCGCTCGAGAAGTTGGCTGGGGCTTCTACCGAAACGACCAAGGGTCTTAGCAGCCTTGCGACCAACCTGACTTCGGTCGGCGGTGGTGGCGGCTCTTCCTGGTTGTCGTTCCTGTCCGGAACGGCATTCTCTGGCTCCAAGCAATTGGCGGCAAGCGGCGGTATCGGCCTGTTCGACAAGGGCGGCTACACCGGCGCGGGCGGCAAGTACACGCCGGCAGGCATCGTCCACAAAGGCGAGTATGTCTTCGACGCTGCCGCAACCAGTCGCATTGGCGTTCCTACGTTGGAGCGGCTGCGCGGCTATGCCAACGGCGGTCTTGTCGGCGCGCCTCGCGCACCAAGGCTCAACGGTCGCTCTTCGCCGGCAAACAGCAACGCACAACCCGGCATTCTGCAGGTGCACGTAAGCGGCGCCAACGGTGACGACCATGTGCGCACGCTTGTGAAGCAGGGCGTGGGCGAGGCTTTGGCTGCGCAGAACAAGAACATGGAGCGCGGCGGCTTTGGCACGATGCAAGCACGCTACGGCAACCAGAAGGGCTGAGGATGAACTGTACAGTCGACTCGGAAATTAGGCGTCTCACTCACGCGATAGAGAGGCTGAGTTTCATCGTGGAGTTCGCGTTACTCCACCAGCCAGGTCAATCCTATTTGGATGCCGTCGCCGGGAGATGTGGAAATTTCGCCGCCGCAGCGGATGCCAACAGCATCGGCAGTTCCTCTGATTGTGAGGGTGGCGCCGCGCTCGAAAGGCGTGAGGCCTAACGGGCGAGGCGTGTGCGGTGTAACCGCGATTGTTGCGTCCAGTTTAGTTCCGTCGAGGCTATACGTGCCTGCATAGTAGTAATTGCTATCGCCGCCGCGTATCGAACCATCTCGGATGTCAACGACGCCACGTCCGAATTCGTCTCCCATCAATCCAGTTCGCGGATCGGTGAGGTAAAAACTAGCGCGATAAAGACCCTGCCGCATGCATATCTCCCAAACACTTTGGGTGACGATGCCATGTGGGCGAGAGGTTGTCCACGGCGTTCGCTGCAATCACCGATCTAGGAAATTACAATGGCTGTTTACATCAATCAGCCCACGCTGGCGGCCAACTTCCTGGCTCCGGTGCGGACCTCCTATGACGTTACCGGCTCGTCGATCGACGGTGGCCGCAATGGCGTAGGTGAGGGGCAGACAATCGAGATGAGCGGTGGCGGTATCGTCACCGCCGTCTACGAAGACTGCAAGATCAAAGACCCGGAACACTACGAATACGTCAATTGGCTTGGAGCTCGCCTGAACGGCGGGTTCCGGTTCATCAACGTTCCGATCATTACCGATTGGTTTGGCCCGTTTCCGAAGATCGGCCGGCTTCCAACTCCGATCGTCAGTGGCATTCCGCATTCGGATGGCTCTTACTTCGACGACGGCTCTGGCTACAGCCAGGCAACCGTCTGGGGAGAGATCACCGAAGCGGCGCCACTAAATGCCGGCGTCATCAGACTGAAGGTCTACGGCCTTTCTCGGCCGCTGCGTTGGTCGGATTGGTTTTCGATCTATCACCCGACGAAGGGCTGGAGGGCCTACCGCTATTGGGAAGTGCTCGACGCGACGGATGGATCCGATGGCGCCGGCACCTTCACCGAGTATCAACTGGCCATCGCGCCACCGCTGCGGGAAGCCGTGACGGTCGGCACGCGTGTCGAGTTCGCTCGGCCAATGTTTGTGGCGAAGTTCAAGTCGGAATTCACGCTGCCGTCGGTTGTCGAGGCGTTCTTCGTGACGCAGCAGGCCATCCAGTTTGTTGAGGCGTTCTGATGGGCTGGGTTCCGGATAACGTCATCGACGAACTGCGCGGCAGCCACCAGCTTGGCATCTTTCTTCGCATCGCCACTGATCCCGCGCTGCATATGTGGTTCGGAATCAACGATATACCGGCGAATTTTGACAGCATAGATCCAGATGGCACGGTCTATCTGGGCGGTGGCAAGCTGGTTGGCGTTCCTACGCTCGAGGTGCTGGTCAACGGCACGGCGGATAGCGTGGAATTCACGCTGTCTGGCATCGACGCAACGACGGCGGCCAAGACGATCGACAGCTTGCCAGTGGTGCGTGGCGCAGCGGTGCAGATGGGCATCACGACGCTGGACCAGTACTTCCAGCCGATGAGCGACATCATTCCGATCTGGACCGGCACGGCGTCGCACGTAGGTGAGCAGTCGCCGGCAACGCCTAGCGGCCAGTCTGTGACGCTGACGCTTTCGCTGGCTGTTGTGGCCGGAGAGGCGACGCGGTCCAGACCGGCCCGCACGCTTTGGTCGTCGGCTCATCAGAAGGCGATTTCGTCGAGCGACAAGTTCTGTGACGAGACGGCCCGACTGGCGCGCGGCGTCCAGCCGACGTGGACGCTCGGCTACTAGGCCACGGCGGCAACTCGGCCAGCCCAAGGAAACAAGATGACACTGCAGGAATTTGCGGCCCTGCCTCACCGTTTCAGGTGGGGCGGGATGGGTGGTGACGACTGCACGACGTTCTGCGCCACGTGGCTGCAGGAAAGCATCGGCATCGATCCGGCCGCCAGTTACCGCGGCACATACTCCACGGCGAAGGGCGCTCACGACATCCTGACGCGCGCTGGAGGCGTTGTCGCTTTCGCTGCCAAGACATTGGAGCCGCTCGGCTTCAAACGCGTCCAGAATCCGCAAGACGGCGACGTCGGTGTGGTCAAGGCGATTGCCGGCATGGACGGCACCATCAGCGAGATCTGCGCAATCAAGTTTGGCCCGCTCTGGATGATGCTGGGGCCGTCCGGCGTCGTTGCGAAACAGATGAATCACGTTGCAGCATGGAGGTTTACGGGGTGAGTTTACACCATCGCATGATGCTGCAGCGGTACGGCCTTGGTCACTCGACCTCGCTTTACAGCACAGTTCTTTTCGACCCGATTTTCACGCCGTTGTTCACCGCTGTGCTCGGCACTGGCGGCATTACAATCGGCGCGTCGACCATCACATACGCATCGATTGCCTCGGCCATCGCCACCACGGCGCTGTCGATTGGCATTCAGATGCTCATGGCGCCTAAGCCGCCCAAGCCGGAAGCCGCGAAGCTGCCGCTGACGCAAGCCATTCCTTATCGGATATGGGGCGTTGGACGCTGCCGGCTTGCCGGCGCTTACATGCTCTGGGAGTCCAGCGGCCCGAACCTACACGCAGTGCAGGCGATCGCTGGCCATCGCATCAAGTCGTTCAATCGCTACTGGCTGCATGATGATGAGGTAACGCTGAGTGGCGGAATCGCATATTCGCCTACAGGTCGCTATGGCGGCAACGTCGGCATTGAGACCCGCTTGGGTTTGCCGACCGAGACAGCCTATGCTTCGGCCGTAGCCGCATTCTCTGCCTCCGGTTTGTGGACGTCAGACCACCGCGGTGACGGGCAGGCGTCCACGCACTTGTACGCCAGCGCGACCCGCATGAAGGATCAGCAGAAGCTGTTCCCATACGGCGTACCGTCGCTTTCGGTCGAAGCTGATTTGGCGCTTTGCTGGGATTTTCGTGATCCGGCGCAGGATCCGACAAACCCTGCAACATGGCAGTGGACGCGCAATGCGGCGGTGATCATCGCCTGGCATCTGTGCTTCAACGAGTTCGGCTTCGGCCTCGACTACACCAAGGCGCTCTTGCCGGTTCTCGATCTCTGGATTGAGGAAGCCGACATCTGCGATGAGGACGTCGCAAGGGCAGGCGGCGGCACAGAGAAGCGCTACGAGTGCAACGGCTACGACACCACCGAGAACGGCCCAAAGTCAGGCCTGAACGCCATGCTGGCTGCCTGTGACGGCCATCTAGTTGCGAGAGGCGATGGTGCCCGCATCCTGACCGTCGGCAAGTTCCGAGAGAGCAGGTGCGCGACACTGGCGGATCGCGATATCGTCGGCCACAACATTCAATACGACGTGCTTTTCGAGGATGAGTGCAATCGCCTCATTCCGAAATTCACGTATCCCGCCACCGACTACACCACATCAGACACCGACTATTTCGAGGATGTCGACGCGCAGATTTCTGCGGGCCGTATTCTTGCGCAGGAGGCTGAATACCAGTGGGTCCACCAGTGGCGACAGGCCCGTCGGCTTGGCAAGCGTGATTGGCTGAGACTTCGCCAGAAGGTCAAGGGTAGCATCGACGTTAGGCTTTCCGGTATCAATGCCGTCTATTCGCGCTGGGTCAGGCTTGAAACGCCTAATCGTATGCCGCGCCTCAATGGCAAGGTTGTCGAAAATCGCCGATCGATCCTGGCGCTGACCCGCGGCGGATTCTCGATGGACATCGTTCAGAACCCTGACAACATCGACGCATGGAATCCGGCAACGGACGAGGGGGCGCAACCGCCTGTTCCAGTTGGTGCAGGCTCTGCGGGGATCCCGACGCCAGTAATCAATCTGGTGCAGGCGAAGTCGAACGGCACATCTGTTTATGTCAGGGTCGTTCTTGTCGATCCGACGGACGCGAGCTTGACTCCGGTCGTTCGATATCGCCTTGCTGACAATGGCACCGGGAATCCTGGCGCATGGGTCGAGCAGAGCTTTCCAGATGCTACACCCGGCGTTCCGGTTGTTAGCTACATCGAGCTCAACACTAACGTTGTTCCAAGCGACGAGCTACTCGACATTCAGGCCGCGTTTCGGACTTCTGGCGGCGCGATTTCAGATTGGTCAACAACGGCTAACGTGACGTCCACGGTCGATCCAGTCGCTCCTATTGCGTTGGCATCGTTCGCGTTGACAGGATCAGCACCTAGGCTGGGGCGATCGACTTTTTCCTTCGCGACCGGAAATGATTCTCACGTCAAGACGGTCAAGATATTCCGCGTAGCTTCTGGCGTCGGATTTGATCAAAACACGGCTACACTCGTTACAGCCCAAGCCGTTGGGGCATCAGGCTCGTATGGGGTTACTGACGGCGATGCAAGCCGCACCAATATCCTGTCGAATAGTGACTTTGCTACCGATACGGTTTGGACGAAGGGCGCCGGCTGGACAATCTCATCAGGCCAAGCCGCACACGCTGCAAGCTCTGACAGTTACCTTGCACAAACCGTGTCGCCCACGGCGGGCACTGTCTATCGCTATTCATTCGATGTGGCTTCCATATCGAGCGGCGGCGTAGCTGTTCGCCTTACTGGCGGAACGACTGTCCTCGGTCCTGCAAACACGACTTCTGGAACCAAAATCAACAAGCTGACGGCGGTAACTGGAAATACGGCGGCGAATATCTTTGCGACGGCATCAACCGTTGCCGCGGTCGACAATTTCTATCTCTTTGCGGAGACTGTTGCCTGCGCACCCCAAGGGATATGGGACTATTACGCCGTCCCATACAACGGATCTGACGTTCCGGGCCCAACCTTCGGCCCGCTCACAGCCACTGTCGTCTAATCCAACCATGAACGAAATCAGTCGCCTTGGCCTACCGGCCATGGCGATAGCCCCATGAGGACAAATAATGGGTGACATTAGAAATGAGGCAAACGCCGTCTACTCTGACGGGCCAGGATCCTATCCCGATAGCCCGCTGAAGAGTGAAGTCAGGCGACTGTTTGGGAGCGTAGAGGATGCTGTACAGGGGGCCTCCGCTGGAGCTGTTCGCGCAGAAACCTGGGCCCTTCTCAATGGCCTCGTCGGTACGCGCGTTGGCCAGCCGGGTCAGGTAACATCGGGCGTGGGTACGCACACGGACCCGGTTGCGGGCGGGACGGTTCCGGATAAGGGAGAGTACCGTTGGAGCTCGAGCCCTGCAGGATGGCGTCGAGTGGGCGACCTTATCGACCCTGCGGCGCTCAATGCCGAGATAGCGACGAAAGCTGACCAAACCGATCTCGATGCAACGCAGGCACATCTGGAAAACCTTCAGGAGAACGTTCAGGCCCTGCAGGAATCTGCCGTTGTGGCCACCACGTCGGAAGTGTTCGGCACCTCTCCTGAGGTCTCCCTTGCTATCCGCATGGGCAATTTTCCTTGGACGCCGGCCGAGTTCACTGGCTGGGTTTTTGCATGGATGCCGCAAAAGCCGATGGTGCTGGGCAGCATTGCGCCCCTTATCTCTGTCGGCAGTGGCACGGCCTCGATGGAGCTGAAGTTCTATCGCCGACGTCTGGAGAACTCCGAAAGCACGTTGGGCTTCGGCAGCATTGCGACCGACGAGTTGCTCTATCAGCGCACCGTGGCCCCGGCAGAATTCGCAGATGCTGTGGGCGTCTTCAAACACGTGGAATTGTCACTTGTTGAAGCCGGCACGATCTATCCCGGTTACATCTACGCCGTTGATCTGACGGCGCGGACCTCCGGCGGAAGCCTCGGGCAAGTCGCAAGCGGGGCATTGGGCGTTAGCGCCGGACTCGCCCAATGGGAACGCGGCTGGTACAAAAACTTGGCGGGTGGTTCAGTCCCGGTGTCGTCGATCTCGCGCTTGGTTTTCCGCCTCAATGAGCTCACCGCCAAAACGCTGGACATCATCCAAGGCGAAGTCGCGGCCCTCTCTGAAAGCTTTTTGAGTCGTCGCGACGGGTTAGCGGTTGATACGGGTTATGCAGGCCGCCATCCGCTATCGAGCAATTTTCGAGGCGTGCAGATCGGCGTCCAGTTCGAGCAGGAGGTTATCGCCACCCGCGCAATCCTGCCGTTCCGTGTCGCGGCAAACGCCGCCTTTATCTACGCCCGCGTTTACCGGCGCAGCGCCACTTACAGCGGTTCGGCAGCGTTTGGTGGCGATGCGGACGACGCCGTCGTTTTCGATGAAGTTCTGTCGCTGGCGGAGGCCGGCCTAACCGCCGATGTGGACGGCGCGATCACCATCGACCTTTCGGCGCTACCGGTTTTGCGCCCTGAGTATCGATATGGATTCGAGTTCGCCGCGAAGACCTCGGCGCTGGATTCTGCGGTTCTCGCAATGGGATTTGTCGGTCGTTCTACCACTGACCCGCAATGGTCCAAGGGGTACTACACCACCGCCACCGGGAATCCTTCTTGGAGCCCGTTCAGTCCGACGTCCGGCTTATCATTCAGGCTGGAAAAGCTTGCCTATGAGCCGGCCTCATCACCTTCGGCTGCGATCGCACCCGTAGCGGTTTCGCCCGACCTCAATATTCGCGTGATCTCGGGCTTCTCAGTCAACATTCCCGCTATGAGGGTCCTGCGGCCCTCTGGTCCGATCTCGGTAGCACAGACGGTCGCAACATTCGATCAACCAGCTTCCGTCGTCAGGACCGGCACCCACAACCTTGCGCAATTGCCGTCTGCCGGCATCGTGCCGGTGTTGCCGACCGGCGATCAGTATCTCTCCAGTGTCACCTTGACGCGTGTTTCTGATGGCGTGCCCCTGGTCGCTGGCACCGACTATGTCGCTTACTTTGACCAGGGCGCCTTCGGCCTGCCTGGAGCAGGCGCCGCAGTTCCGGTCAGCTACTCAGCCGTGGCAAGTGCTCAGCGTTACGACATTGTCTCCCTCGACCCGGCGACCAAAAATGTAGTCGTGACTAAGGGGACTGATCGATACACCCGCGATCCCGAATACTATCGCGCCGGCGTCCCGGCCGGGAATATCCCGCTCTACACCGCCTATGTCACGCGCTATGGCGTCGACCTGATCCCGGTCATGCACCACCGGAAATTCGTCCGCAGCGATCGCAAGGCGGATGTCGCCGCTTGGCGTGCCTATTGCCGCTCTTGCCTGCCAGCTACCATGAAGAAGCTCCTGACCGGAAGCCCGCTCAAGGTGCTCGGCTATGGTGACAGCATCACGGCGATCGGCGGTGGACAAGTCGAACCGGATGGAGCGACTCGAGATCTAGTGTCCTGGCTGAGCGGTATGGCGGCCGACACCAAGGCATTGTTCCCCGTTTACGACGGGCCTGCTGGCGTCGGGGCGCATCTCCAGATCGGCTGGAATTGGGTATTAAAGAAGGCGCTGGAGAAGCGTTATGCCTCGGCAATAACCTATCTCAACTTCGGGTGGGGCGGCACCACGTCAGCCGACACCGGTGACAACGGCCTGAGCCCGACCCGCCTTAACCGCGTACTCGCGGAAGGGCCCGCCCTGCTTACGTTGGCGTTTGGGATGAACGAGCTGGGCTCGTCCACGACTTATGCCAACGTAGTCAACATCATTGGGCAAGCGCGCGCTGTCGGTATGGAGGTGCTCGTGATCACGCCGCCTCGTTGCAACGAGGTCGGTCGGCCGACTGTGCTGGCCGCATGGAAGAAAACCCATGATGATCTCGTCCAGGCGGCTCTCGATACTGGGTCGGCCTATCTCTCGACCTACGAGCTTTCCGGCGAAGGGTTCCAGGGCGCTACCGGGCGGTCCCCGAAGAACATGTGCACCCAGAACCTCTACAACCACCCTTGGCCTATGGAGCTGTCCGAGATCGGTCAGTTGATGACCAGCATTTTCGAATGAGTCTGGCTGTCTAGTGGGCGGGCAGTGGCATTTTTATGCCAGTGAGGCTTTCGATCGGGTCTCGCAGATCGAAAGCCTCAGACTCTGCGCGAAGGAGTTCTTTCTCCACTGCTAGCGTGATGAAAGCGTCCCGCTTATCGCACCCAAACAGCTCGTCTATTCGGTGCAAAATCAATTCCGGCAAAAGACAAATGGCGGCGTTCAGATCGTTTTCCTTCGTCATTCCACAATCCTCTGGATAACAGATTTGCCGTAGCAGACCATGATGATGCGTACAATCCGTTCTTTGTCCGTTGTCATTGATCGATGTTTCAAACAAGACACACTTCATCTTTTGCAGCCCCGCCCACGAGCGGGGTTTTTCTTTACCCAACAACAAGGTAAATCCACATGAACCGACGCATCAACGCGGCGGGCCTTTCGCTCGTCAAGCAGTGGGAAGGCCTGAAAACGAAGGCCTACCAGGACGTCGCCGGCGTCTGGACCATCGGCTACGGCCATACCAGCACCGCCGGCGCGCCTGTAGTGAAGCCTGGCATGGTGATTACCGAGGCAAGCGCCGAAGAGATCCTGCGCGCCGACCTCGCTGTTTTTGAGGAGCGGGTGTCGCGGTTGGTCAAAGTGCCACTGAACGATAACCAGCACGCTGCGCTCGTCTCCTTCGACTTCAATACCGGGGCGCTCGGCAAGTCGACCCTGCTCAAGAAGCTGAACGCTGGCAACTATGACGCAGTGCCGGCTGAGCTGATGAAGTGGGTCCATGCCGGCGGCAAGCGCGTAAAGGGCCTTGTCAACCGGCGATCGGCCGAAGCTGGCCTTTGGGCCAAGGGCGCCACTGCGCCAACCGCACCAACCACCGGCGGCTTCTGGGCCGCACTCGGCCGCTTCCTGCTTGCGCTCATCAAGGGGGGCAAGAAATGACCACAGGACAAATGTCACCCTTCATTCGTATCGCTCTCTACATGGTCGCCGGGTGGCTTTATGGCTCCGGCTACATCGGCGAGGAGGTCAGGTCGCTGATCACCGAAGACCCTGCCGTTGCTGGCGCTATCGAGGCGGGCATCTCTATGGCTGTGGCCTCCATCCCTGTCGCGTGGTGGCAGTGGGCTAGGAAGATGGGGCACCCGACATGATCCTCCTGGCCGCAATATGGTCCCGCATCACAGGTTGGCTGGCTCCAGCCGGCGTAGCGCTCGCGATCGTCGCGGGTGCATTCTTTTACGGACGCTCCAACGGCAAGGCTGAGGCCAAGGCGGAGCAGGCCAAGGCAAACGCGAAAGCCATCAAGCAGGCGAGGGGCGTGGAAGATGCGATTCAAAACATGGGGGGCGATCGTGTTGACGACGCTCTTTCTAAGTGGCTGCGTGACGGCCGGTAGCTATTGCGACATTGCGCGCGCCGTTCGGCCATCCGTCGAAGACAAGATGACGGAAGGGACCAAGAGGCAGGTCCTGGCCGAGAACTCCAAGTTGGAGAAGCTTTGCGGGGTGAGGCCGTAATGGACGCTATTATTGCCGCCATTGGGCCTTTCGTTCCGGTAATCGTCCTCATTCTGACGATTTGGTGGAAGGTGGAAGGCAAGATCTCTGCGCAAGGCGACAAGGCCGAGAAAGCCATCACCGATCTTGCCACGTATAAAACTCACGTGGCGGAAACATTCGCAACCAAAGCCGGCATGCAAGAACAGACTGGCCAGATTATGCGGGCGATCGAGAGCGTTGGTAACCGGATCGACGGAGTGCATGAGAGACTCGACAGGGCCTTTGAGCAGAGAACGTCAAGCCGCGCTACCCGCTCCTAACCAAGCCGCCCAGCCCTAACCGGTTGGGCGGCATTTTTTCGAAGTTGCTGCCGCGACGCTCTAATTCAGGCCTTGCTAAAAAAATGTCAGTACAAGCGGTTCGACCGGTTGCTACGCCATGATTGCAGTTGTACTCTGAGTTTAACGTATCGTCCTAGGTTGTTAGGAAGCGTTGATGTCAGCAACTGAAGAAATGCTACCAGGACCTCGCCGAAAACAGCGACGTCGGCAAAGTGACCTCTTCCTGGACTTAAAAGGCCTATTGGCATTCGCTTTCCCAAAGCATTTTTTTAAGTTCACTGGCCCAGCGAGCTACGTGCGCGCCGTTGCCGGGATTTACTTCTGCTATGGATTCTATCTCGCGATTAATGGCTATTTGTCCGCGCGGCCGTTCGCGGATTATGACTACTCCTTCTTCCTTGTCCTCAGCGCTATTCCGGCGCTGATAGTTGCCAGTCGCATGGAAGGCCGGAAGAATCCATGAGCGAAGCTCAACTAGACAGAATTCTTCAGGGATTTGGCTACACCATAGCTGGGATGGTGGTAGTAACGTGCGCGTTTTTTCTTATCGTTTATCGAAAAGATCCATTGAAGCTTGGTCTTATCCTATCGTTGAACATTATAACTTTTGCGTTGGGGCTTTGGGCCGCAAAAGACTGGGCAGTTAATTTAGCGATTAAGGTCGGCGCCATCCAGGCGACCGCAACCACGGTCGAGAAGATAGGGGAGCCGTTTGTTTATATAAGTGTATTCTTGTTTATGACTTTTATTGCCGCGAAGTCTCTCGAATACATTTATTATGATCGCCGGGATGAACGTGCCACCGAACTGGAGAGGCGAAAGCTTGCAGCCGGCTGATAACGCGAAAAAGTAAGCGTTACTGGTGCAGAAATGCGCGGCGTAGATAGCTTTGATCGGCATACACAAACACCAAGGCCCGCTACCCTAAACGGTGGCGGGCCTTTTTTTGTTTGTGCAGATTACCTGCCGGATGCGCGTCAATTCCGTTCGGCGAGGATTTTCTGCATCCGCACCAGTTTGCCCTCTGCTTTCTCAAGTCGCTGCAGGAGCACGTTCGGTCTCTCGGCGCCGTCTTCTTCCGGAAAATCTCCGATGATTTCCATCGGATGGGCGTTCAGCACCTCGCAGATCTGAATCAAGGTTGGAACGGAGAGGCGATTCGTCCCGCGCTCATATTTCTGGATCTGCTGAAACGTTATCCCAAGAGCTGTCGCAACCCTCTCTTGGGACAGCCCTCGCGTTTGGCGTATCGCTCTGAGACGCTCGCCAATCTGCACGGAAAGCTCCATCGCGGTTTCCGTCATCTTGCCCATGTGCATCTCCTGTCGCTAGAACTCGGACGCTATATGGCAACCATTCCGCGCTCGGCAACTCTCAGATGTGAGGGGTGCGCGCTGTGTCGATGGGTATTTAAGCAACTTCGCATTCATGTTAGGTTCACTGCGGAGATGCGATCAGGCCGCGCCGCATCGCCTTGCGGCAGCCGAGGTCTAGCCGAAGTCTACGAGGGGCTAAGGTCGGATCTCGGTTCAAGGGGAGGCGAACATCATGTGGATCTTGGGCCTTTTCAGGAAGTGGTTCGCCGGACCGAGGCCGCCGGCCGAGGTTATAAACACGCGCTTCAACGACCCTTGGGCGGAGCGGGCGATCCAGGACTTCGAAGAAGAGATGAAGCGGCAGTAGAGCCGCCGTCGGCTCAAAAGCCTTCGACGTCATCTCTCGGCAACCGGCCAGGGATGTTGGCGGAGACATCGACCAGCGTAAGTGGGTCGGCGCTGTAAAAGGCATAGCAGGTGATCTGGAAGGTCTTTACGTCCAGACCCGTTTTCGCCGCGAATTTCACCGCCGCGTTGAACTCGCGCATAGCCTCACGCAACCGTTCTTTGGCCTCGCTCTGATCTCGGGTGAGTGGGAATTCTACTATCTCTGCCACGACGGGTTCCTTTAAGGCCACTGGTTGCGTCGACGGCATCAGCGGTCGCTTTCTTCGTCCAACTTAGCGTCGATCGCGCGTTTGTCCCATTTCCGAGTGCCTGGGATGGCTGGCGGCATTTTGTGGCTTGCCACCCACATTGAAAAGCAAGTCTGCGATATACCACAATACGCGGCGGCCTCCTGGCGGCCGATGAGGCGGGGTGAATGATCGGAGCTCATAGCTTTTCCATAAGCTGCTCTAGCAATGACTTTGGCGCTGTTGCGCCTACCTTGAAGCTATCTATCCACTTGTCGATATCGCGCAGATCGTATCTGTGCATGCGAGGTCCGTCGCCAAGCGCGATCGGTCTTACTGGGCACACACCTGCGAAAGTGGAGACGCACAGGCCGCAGTATTGCGCTGCTTCACGTTTAGTGAGGAGGCGGACCGCAGGTAGCATCATTTCGCGCCCCACTTGATGTGCCGACGCGAAAAACCCAGCGGATCGCTCCACCACCACATGTCCCTCCACACCTGCGGAACGGGTAGGGTATTGATTGCCTCGATCAGCGGCGCCTGAGGCACGTTCGTGTAGTGCCGGCTCATGTCATTAATCGCGTGGCCGAGGATCTGATCCTTAATGTGCGGGTGCACGCCGTTGATCACCAGTTGAGTCGAGACAGTGTGCCTGGCTGTGTACGGGCTGATGTCGCGGATCGGGGTTTTAGCCTTCGCCAACCTCTCGCGAGTACCTCGGATAGACCCGTTTAATTGGCCACCTCGGTTCTCAAACAACTGGTATGGCTCCCCACGATAGCTTTGGAATAATTGCGGATATTTGCCTTTCCGCTTAATGAGTGCACTGAACAGCGGCACGAGCAAATCATGCATCGGGACCCCGCGTGGCTCGCCGGTTTTCGTATGGCTCAGCGCGATCCAGCGCCGCTCAATATCCACGTCACTCCCCTCGAGAGTGAAGAGTTCGATCGGCCGCATGCCCGTATAGAACAACGCCGTCATGACCATCGCGGGCGCCGGCGACATGTTACTCACGAAAGTGGCGGCAAGTTCATAATCGACAGGTCTGTCGCCGCTGCGCTTCTTCGTTTTTTCTATGACAGTGCCTTTGGCTTTTCGAGGGCGTTTCCATTTGCGGAAATCGGCCCACTCGTTGCCAACCGCGTGGTTCCAGACGGCAATGAACGGCGTGTAGCATTGGCGATTGCGCGTTTCAGCGGTCGTGTCTGGATACAATCTGCGTGCAACCAAATCCAGGTCGTTCTGCTTGATCTTTCGAAGAAGATTGGTTCCTAACGCGTCCGTGAGCTTTGACAGGAAACGTGTTGAACCTCCACTATCAAGGTAGGCCCTAGCCGCCTCCTCGAAAGTGACGCTGATCTTCTTTCCAAAGATACTTTCGTCGAGGAGCTCGCGCTCACGGAGGATCCGAATAGTTTCGGCCGCTCCTTCGTCGGAGGTCTTTGTGCTCTCGTAAACGTGCAATCCGCGGACACTGCCGCGTATCCAAATGTGCGGGCTGTCTTTACGCTTCATCAATTTGAGAGCCAC